TACCGTTTGATATAACGAACGGCGTAATAGTTCATCATACAGGCTGTACCATAGTAACAGTTCAATCTAATGTGTAGTTTTCATCTAATAACTTTATAACATCACTTATTGCTTTTACTATTATCTCTTTTGCTTCTTTTCTACCTCCGGTCTCCGTTATCTCTTGAAACAATAAACATTGAAATGTATATGTTCTCTCATTATTGCAACTATCTGATATAATGGCATTGAATCACACAGGCTCGAAAGTCATATAAGGGTATCAATTATTTTCTAGGGTATGATAGTCGTAAACATTAACGAAAGGTTTATTATCTCACTCTAATGTACTAAACAAAGCCAATAGTTTATCTGATAATGTCTGTATCATTGTTATAATGTTTGTAATAAATTATTGATATCATTATTAAATATATTATTAATTATATCCTCACTGCTGTCAATACCTTTTTGTAGGAAATTCTGTTTTGCATCAACATATATACCATATTCTCTAAAGTTTGATAGTGTAGCTGTTAAATCTCAGAAACTCATCTCGTAACTATTTCTTAATAGTCATGTATCTACTGGAGTGACTATTTTTACTTCTCTCTCTAATGCTAATAATGATTTTCTTAATGATGTGTTAATAGTTCACCTTACATCAAGTCTATTCATATTTGCAATAAGCTGATCAATGTTCTTTATCTCTACTGTTATCATTTCTGTAAGATACACATTAAACGACTGAATGTTATTCAATCAAATGTCGATACTCATTTTACATTATATTCTATTCAATCTATAGTGAGTTTGTCGCTCTCTTTTATATCAGCCTCGTATATAGTATTAAATTGGAATTCTTTACCAAAGTTCGCAATCTCTACTCAGTCTTTCAATGTTAATGCTTTCAGGTGTCAGTAATAACTTTTTCAGGTACTATTATATCATGATTTCTTGTATCATGTTTCTGTATTGTATCATAATCTACTCACAGATCATAATTTTGTATCCTTTTTGAATCCCATTACATATCTCTGTAAGTTTGTAAAATAGTTATAATGTTATCAGGTATTGACGATGTATCGAAGTCTATACGATCACCATTTACCGTCTCTCATTTAATTCAATCACTTGTTCTGCTATTATAATAACTACTTGCAAGTTTTAATACCGCTATCTTTAGATCAGCTGGTGCTGGGTTATATCAAGCATTATATAGTATCTTGTAGTTTTGGAAATCTCTATACAAATTATTTCTGAAGTATATTTGTCAGACATTACCATCAAATGTATACTCAACATCATCAATAACTGTCCATACTTTGTTATCATATGTTCATGTATTCAATGAAATAGAAGTAATAGTATTGATAGGATAGTTTTTCATTGTAAACTCTTTCTGTCAGTTACCATCTCTTATCTCTGTATAATCTTTTGCTACTATATCTCTCCCTATATATGATAATACTGTACTTTCTGCACTATCGAGAAAAAGACCGAGCAATCGATCTTGACTATCATCACATATTCATAAATAATTTTTTAGATCACTCAATGATACAATCATAACTTACTATAGATTATAAAGCTTTTGTTTTCTTTCACTTATTAGCCATAGATTTGTTCTCTTTTGGTTCTTGTTCTTTCGTTACTTTCTCAAAATACCCTTTACCTTCTCGCATCTTATATACTGTTTCTTTTACTTTCGCTACTTCTCCAGCTTTATATGGATATAACTCTTTAATAAATTTTACTTCTATCATGTTATAATAATTATAAGATAAATTTATATATACATAATATAACTATGTACATATAAATAAAAGGAACATAGAGCGAACCCTATGCTCCTAATATAATTAAGCTGTTCCGTTGATTACAACAGTTAATGCTTCAGGGAATGTAAGAGTTCCACCATATCTAGTATTAGATTTAAGTGATTGAATATCTTTCTTCCAGTTATCTCCGTAGTATCCTCTTTCTACAGTCAATCCTTTTCTTCTACATAGTGTGAAGTATTTAAGATCACCGAATAGTAGACATACTCCATCTTCAATATCAGTAGCAACATCTTGTACAAATCCAACATCAGACATTACGATACCGTAACCCATAAGTGATGGAGTTGCTCCTCTCATTTCAGGATATAGTGGATATCCGTCAGTAGTTTTGAGAGCAAGAATTTTACCGAATACATATTGTGACATATAGAATTTCATTTGAGAAGTTGTTCTCTTGTATTTTCTTGCTGCTTTAGTGATTACATTTACTAATACAGTATCAGTAATGTCTTCAGCTGTGTTACCAGTTCCAAGATAGATCTTGTTTACAGTAGCATTAACTAATACTCATTTTACTGCACCAGTACCAGTTAAGATTTGTGTTTCTAGGAATTGTCCTTGTGATTCACCGATGAATTCAACAATAAGATCATAAAGATCAGGTACTGTCATAGTATCATCAAGAAGTTCTTGTGTCATATCAGTAAGTGTAGCTGCTTTAGCAATATCGATTGTAACGAATGCTGTGTCTGCTTCACTTCCAGTATATGCAATACCTTCTGCTACGAAATAAGTAGTTATACCGTTTGTAGCTTTTGGTAGTGATACTTTATCACCTTTAGCAAGTGGTAAAATACGAGTAGAGTTCACGATGTCGAAAGTGTTGATTACTCTCAATACATCAGTTTCGAATTGATCGAATACTAATTCAGCTCCATCAGTTGCAACACCTTCAGACATAGTCTTTACAGTCTTTTCAACAATAGCATTGAATCCAGCTTCAGTAGTTACATTGTTATTCATTACATCTTTGAATATAGATACAACAGCTGTTTTCTTAGCAAATTGGTTTACTACTGGATCAGCAGCTTTAGCAGTCAAGTTCATCTTTTTGAGTTCTGCTTTGATTTCTTCGATTTCAGATGCAGATTTAGACGCTAATTCTTCTACTTTCTTTGAAACTGTAGACTCTACGATTTCAGGTAATGACTTTTCAATAGTGTCAGTCATTGATTTTGTGATTTCATTCACGAGTTCTTTGTCCATGTGATAAATAAATAATAAATAAAGGTTATAGCATTTTCATACTTTGTAACGCCAATGCTGTAGCGTTGTTGATTTTTTGGAGTAACTCCTTTTGAGCTTTCACTCTCTCGATCTCCTCAGACAATTCTTCTTCTTTGGCTTTGTCATCAGCCATTGATTTCAATATATCTTTGATCTCTTTTATCTCTGATTGTAGTTGTTCAATAGTTACTTCCTCTTTTTTCTCCTCTTCTTGCTCTACTATCAATCACTTACTTACCGCTTCATCATATATTTTCTGATCTAATGATATAGCGTTTGGATTACATGGTACTGCAACAAATGATACCTCTAATAACTCTGCTTTCTCTATGATCTTATAATCTAATTCGTTTCTTTTGAGTGGTATAAATCCAACTGATACACTCTTGAGCATCCCTTCTTGATATAGATTTCTTGCAAGTATTCATAATGGATTACTCTGAGAGAATACTCATTTTAATCTCTTGACTCCATTACTTGTATAGAATTTTACACCTTTACCGATGATATTCTCTATAGTGTAGTAATGATTAGCAAGGATCACAGGATTTTTTTCTCGGTTCTTAGTATCCCATCCATTGATTTTGATTACTTCGTTATCTCTATCAGTATCTTGTGTAGTTGCAATTACATCAAAAGCCCAATCGTCATCATCTTCTACTTTTACGATGATATCTAATAACTTTACTTTCAATTCGTCTGCTAACTCTTTTGTATATAACATTGCATTACTTTAATATCTAAATAGATTATGCTGTATAGTCTGCGGTTGTGTTTACTACATTGATTATAACAGTCTCATCATCAACTTGTGAGTATATACCTTTGAATGTGAGTGTCTGAGTTACTACTTCATCATTACCTTGTGATCTACTAAACTCTGTAAATGATGCTAATGCTAAATCAATTGTTACTTCAGGTTTACTTGTTAATCCAATAGTGTTTGCTGTATCTATAAGAGAAAATCTTACAGCTTTCTTCGTTCAATCTAACTGTATAGTTCTAAATGTATTATCTGTAAAGTTTGCTGTGAAACTTCCTTCTATAGAGAATTGTTTGTTGATAAAGTCAATTGGAGTCAATGATCACATACAATAATCATCCTCTAAATTCTTATTGAATGTTATCTCAAATGATTTCAAACATATAACACTAGCTGCATCCAATCAAGCGAGATTGTTTGCTATCTTGAATACTGAATGTCTTGCTAATAACTTATGATCTATATCATACGATACTGTATGAGTAGTTGTTGCACTTGGTTTTGATTTTAATGTTACAGTAAATGTTGCTTGTTGTCCTTCCTCTGCATTGATTGTCATGCTATCTATCATAGTGAGAGAGAATTGCAAATTAGATAGTACAGGATCATTGACTCATAATGTTAATGATGGTGATTGGTTTGTGTTTGCGAGATTGAATGTATGTTTGTATGCTCATGTAGTATCAACTACACTTGTTACTGCTCATAACAATGAATAGAATAAGTATCCTATACTATTTGCTTGGATATTACCTCCTATCTCTCCCTCTGCCCATCTTTTAACAGAAAAACTATCATTACTATCAGTAATAATACCCAACGAGCTTTCGTCTTGGATAACTTCGTTCTTTTCATCAAATGATAGATCAGTCTTTGGTAACCAATTACTTACCGCAACCGCAGTTCCTCTTGTAGCTTCGATACCGAACCCTACATTAATCAATCTTCAGATATACTTCATATATGAAAGCATTATGGAATAAAGTATCATACTTATATACTTATATCTATTTCTTGCAATTGACTTTGTCAATATACTTCACTACTCTTTTTCTAAACCTCCAAAAACCACTATCTGTAGAAATATATAGTTTTCTTTTTATCTCTTCTTGTGTTCGTTTCTTCTCTGAGAGTAGTTGTATATAGTCTTTTTCCTTCCGACTCATATTGTATCGGTTATCCATACTAATATACGGTGGTCTTTTTGGATTCATATTGATATATTATCATATAAAAATATCATTGATTTCTGTTACTCAACTCAACTCGAACCACATCCTCATCATAAGACTATCAGCTTCATCCGGAGACCTTCCTATTTTCTTTTTGAGTTCCTCTTTCTTTATTAACTTGATCGGACCATCCTTATCAATATCTATTTGTACTATGTTATCCAACTCTTGTTTTAATACATCTGACACCTCTAATAGCCTAATTACCCCAGAATTTACCTTATTTGCTAATTCTATATAGCATTGTGTTTTGAGATTCTGAAAGTTTGGTTTTGGTATCTCATTTATCTTTTGGTTATAGGTTCTTGTATCTATCGGTGTACTGTTATTAACAAATCATTTACATCATAGATTGTCTACTACTCATCATCATACCCCGTCCTCATCCACGATAGTATTACTCATAGGCACAGTATATCTCTGAGAGTATTCTAATATCTTTGATTGTACTAGTGTTGTACTACTCTGCTCATAAATAGTCTTGTCTATTTCCTCGAATCAATCTCGTACTCTTATGATGGTTTTGTCATCTCCGAACCTTGCAACATCACATGATATATATTTCTTACCATTGACTCTAGGGTTTCTCTCCAAATCTAATATCTTATCATATTCGAATATCCTTCATGGTGTATTATCATACTCTCGATCTCAATCCAATAGTCTCGCTTTGGTTACCTTATTGGCGTTCTTTAGTGATTGCCTATATTTATCATGATCTATAAACGGGTTATCTGTATATAACGACTGTATAAATATTCTATCTTGTTGTATAGTTCCTTCCTTCTGTGGTTTTATGAAATCACTATAAATATGTCATTTGTCAGGGTTGCAAGTCATTATTACCTTACCTAATAGATTATATTCTTTAATTTTTTCAGTCAGTCTTGATTTGATTACATCTATCGCCTTACGGTTCACCTCTTGCGCTTCATCCACTCGTGCATATGTTATCTCATATCATCATAACCAGTTGAACTCCGGATCACTTGGAACATCTCTCAACGGTACAAAGTATATTCTACTACCGTTATTATATTTCAGTGTCTTTGTCTGCATGTTTATATTATAGTCTTTATCTTTTACCATGCCATGACTATACAATACTTTCATCAATGTATTCAATGATGTTTTCTGCAAGTCATCCCATTCTCTCCTTCATACCAGTCGTGCTATTCATGGTAATGATAGACAAGTCGCATTTACTATCTCCGCTACCCCGTATGTCTTTCATCATCTTGCTCATCATCAAAATAATATCTCTTCTATGAGATTGTCTTGGAAAGCAAAAAGAAGCTCCCCTTGTTTCTTAGTTAGATTCGGTTTTAGTATCATAGTTATTATCCATTATAGATCGTTCTACTTTCTGTATCGCAACAGGTCATCAATTAGCACCAGTTATCTCTTGTTCACTCTTATCTCTCCATCACATATTCTTGAGTGCAAATATTGCTCATGTTGGTGTTGTAGATCACAGTCTTTCTTCGTATTCTCTCTCTATAAATAGCCTTGCTCTTCTTATTATGTAAGGAAACTCACCTCACATAT